TATTATAGAGAACACCGGTCAAGCTGCCAATTATGTCAATTTGTAGGCAGATTCAACTCATAATAGTAGTAATATAACTAATAATTACTAACGATAATTAAACGTTATCAATAGTAATACTTCCAATAATTAATATTTGGTTATCTACTGAGATTTCAGGGGGTTTTAAATCGCAAGGGGGACAAAATTTAATTCTGGCGGTTCGTTAAAATTGATGGAAGGTACACACAACTAGATTAGGAATTTATGATGAAATTTGATGACAAGCAGAATGGTTATCCAGCAGTAGTTTATGTTATGGAAAACAACAACTCTGTACTTATTCACTTTGGAGGATTTGAAGATATTTTAGAAGCTAAAACCTTCTCATCACACATCATGGATGAGCTTGGCATTGAAAGATTATTTGTTCCTAGAGGAGTTACAATACATTAGGGGGGTTTTGTTTTAAAATGCCAGAAATTGTCATTCCTTACAAACCAAGAGAATTGCAAAATTTTTTGCATAAAAAAATTGATAAGAGCCGATTTAGTGTTTTAGTATTGCACAGGAGAGCTGGAAAAACTGTAATGATGATAAATCATTTAATCAGGGCAGCTCTAACTAATCCTTTGCCAAACGCCAGATATGCTTTTATTGCTCCGACCTTTAAGCAGGGTAAGGCTACCGCATGGGATTACATAAAACAATTTGCAGGTAAAATACCTGGTACAAAATTTAATGAATCAGAACTAAGATGTGATTTGCCTAACAATAGTCGTATTACGATTTTAGGAGCAGAAAATGATAGTGGTATCAGAGGTATATTTCTTGATGGTTGTGTATTCGATGAAACCCAAGAGATAAAGCCAACTTTATTTCCTGAAATCATTAGACCAGCTTTGGCAGACCGAAAAGGTTGGTGCGTATTTATTGGCACACCTAAAGGTAGGAATTTTTTTTACGAACTTTATAAGGATGCAAAAGACAATACTAATAAAGGTTGGTACGCCTGTAAGTTTAAAGCAAGTGATACAAAGATTTTAGATCAAGAAGAACTGGATGCCGCAAAGTCGGTCATGTCTGAGGACTTGTACGACCAAGAGTTTGAATGTTCTTTTCAGGCAGCGATAACCGGCTCATATTATGGTGCTTTAATCGAAGAATTAGAGGCACAGAATAGAATTACAGAGGTTCCCTATGATGACAACCTTGATGTTGAAACATGGTGGGATTTAGGTCTTAATGACAGTACAGCTATCTGGTTTATCCAAAAGTATAAGGGTGAAATTAGATTAATTGATTATTATGAAAATGCTGGGTATGGCTTAGACCATTATGTATCTATTTTAGATCAGAAGAATTATGAATACTCAAAGCACATAGCACCCCATGATATTAAAGTCAGGGAGCTTGGCAATTTTGGCAAGTCAAGATTGGAAAGTGCTTTGGAATTAGGTATTGCTTTTGAAGTTGCACCAAAACTATCTATTGAAGATGGGATTGAGGCGGTTAGAAAAGCACTTCCTAATTGTTGGTTTGACAAAAACAAATGTCAGCAGGGTGTTGAATTTTTAAAAGCCTATCAAAAAAGATGGGATGATAAGAACCAATGCTTCAGGAATAAACCCATGCACAACTACGCAAGTCATTGTGCCGACAGCTTTAGAACTGGAATTACAGGAGAGGGTGCAAAATTAACTGATTGGAAAAAACAAATACCAGTCAATACGAAGTATATAGTTTAATATGGCAAAAATATCAGATACAGAATTACAATCAATTATTAGCGGTGAAATAACAAATGCTCTAGGTTTTCTAGGAGGCAATCTTTCATCACAAAGAAAAAAATCATTAGAATATTATCTAGGTGAAAAGCTAGGCACAGAAATAGATGGTAGATCACAGGTAGTCTCAACAGATGTTGCAGACACAGTTGAAACCATCTTGCCAAACCTACTTAGAATTTTTACAGCATCCGACAATGTAGTTCGCTGCGAACCGGTTAAAGCAGAAGATGTCGCTTTAGCGGAACAGGCAACGAATTATATTAATTATATTTTTAATAAAGATAATCCTGGCTTTAGTATTTTATATACTTGGTTCAAAGATGCTCTTTTAGAAAAAAATGGAATTATTAAAGTTTTTTGGGATGAAAGCCAAAAGGTTGAGCAAGAAACTTATAAGAATTTAGATGACAACGAATATCAGTTATTGGTCAACGATCCTAATATAGAGTTTGTTGAAACAGAAGAATTTGTCAATGAAACCGGCAAGGAACTTTTAGATGAAGCAAAACAGGTTGCTGAAGCTCAAGGTCAGGATATTGGTAATGTACCGGTTCCAAAATTACACAATTGTATTATTAAAAGAACTAATGCGTTTGGTAAAGTTAAAGTAGAAAATGTTCCACCTGAAGAATTTTTAATTTCAAGAAGCTCAAAGTCAATTGAAGATGCTAGTTTTGTTGCTCACAAAGTTGCAAAGACTAGATCCGAATTAATTGAAATGGGATTTGATAGAGAAGTGGTTGAAACATTGCCAGCTTCACAAAATGTTTTACATAGCACAGAAAAACTTACTAGATTTGGTGATATAGATGAAAATCCTTTTAAACATTCTACAGATAAATCTACAGAACAAGTAGAACTGTATGAGTGTTATATTAATTTAGATTACGATGGCGATGGAATTGCAGAACTTAGAAAAGTTTGTGTAGGAGGTGGTTCTTCAAATACAATTCTATCTAATGAAACAGTGGACAGTAATCCTTTTTGTTCATTAACTCCTATTCCAATGCCGCACAGATTTTATGGAAGATCAGTTGCCGAACTTGTTGAAGATATTCAATTAGTTAAATCAACAGTATTGCGACAGTTGTTGGATAATATGTATCTAACAAATAATAATAGAGTTGCCATCATGGATGGTATGGTCAACTTGGATGACCTTTTAACATCAAGACCTGGTGGAGTGGTAAGAACTAAACAACCACCATCACAGGTTATGATGCCAATGCAATCGCAAACGATTTCACAACAGGCATTTCCATTATTAGAATATTTAGATACAGTTAGAGAAACTAGAACTGGTGTTACAAGATACGCACAAGGTTTAGATGCTGATAGCTTAAATAAAACTGCTACCGGTATTAATACCTTAATGACGCAAACTCAAATGCGTATGGAGCTGATTGCCAGAATATTTTCTGAAACTGGAGTTAAAGATTTATTTTCAAGAATATTTGAACTAACAGTTAAATATCAGGACAAGGAAAGAATTGTTCAATTAAACAATCAGTTTGTTCCTGTTAGACCTACTGAGTGGAAAGATAGATATAATATTTCAATTATAGTTGGTTTAGGTTCTGGTTCTAAAGAACAACAGTTAGTTATTTTAAATAATATTTTAGAAAGACAGGTACAAGCTTTCAATTTACAGGGTGGACAGGAATATCCAATGGTTACTCTGAAGAATTTTTATAATACTTTATCAAAAATGATAGAGAACGCTGGATTAAAAAATGTTGAAAACTATTTTGTTAATCCTGATGTTGGTAAGCAAATGGTTCAACCGAAACCACCGCCACCACCAACTCCAATTGAAAAAATAGAATTTACTAGAATTGCAAGTGAAGAAAAACGAAAACTTGCAGAACTTGAATTAGAAAATAAAAAAATTAGAGCTGAAACAGCAGAAGCTATTCTTGGTTTTGAAGTTAAAATTAAGGATATGGAATTAAAATATAATACACAAATTGATGTTGCAAAAATGAAAGCGGATGCTGATTTAGATAAATTAGTAACATCCAATAGAAATAAAACTTTTTTAGCAGCTCAAAAATCTTCAGACACACTAGGACAACAGGTAAATAGTTTAAATGAACAAAGACGAACAGGGCAAACTCCAACAGGAGGTGAGCCAGTCCAGCAAGGCTAAACAACTTTTAGACAATCCTCTGCTTAAAGAGGCGTTAAATGAACTTAAAAAGCTATATGCTGAAAGTTTATTTAATACCGGTGCAAAGGAAACTGAAACTAGAGAAAAACTTTGGTTAGCCTACAATATTGTAGGTAAAGTTGAACAGCATATTCAGGAAATTTCTGATACAGGAAAACTGGCTAAAAAACAGCTAGAAGATTTTAGAAATTCCATTAAAGACACAAAATTTTAATCATCAAGGTTAAAATAAGCTAACCTCATCGGAGGAGCTTAACATAAATAAGGAAAATACAATGTCAGACAATCAAGCCAACCCAAC